TAGCAATTCCCCGTAGAAGAGGCTCAACCGAAAGGCCATGCCCAGTTTAGACCTGCGCACTCAGGGAAGGCGGGGATTTGACTATATGTGAGTAGTGGCGGAATACAAGACGCTGGTTTCGGCGAAGGTTGCACCGTTTTACCGTTAGTAGCGCAAGCAGGCTATAAATCGCAACCGTCCTAGGGTGGAAGTCCCTGGGCTACTCACACATTTTAATCTTCCTGCACAAGTAACCCTCCTCCCACTATCCGAGAAGGGCGAACCTGCGGGGATGAATTTCCAGGGGGGTTTCAAATTGAACCCCCCTTAACATTGCCAAAAAGGAGGGGAAAACCCGTGAAACAGAGGATTAGTGCAGAGGAGGAACTAACCCCGGAGCAAACCGACCTATCCCCCGAAGAAACCCGCGTAATAGAAGAACTGCGCAAGGTGGACTGGGGGAAGTTGACCGTAATCAAGAAGGGCGGGGCGGTGGTGATGATAACACCTGCACCGGATATTAAGGTGAATCCATAACCAAATAACTAACTTTTTCCTGACCAGGAAAACCGGCGGGGAGTATAGAGCAAAGCGGGCTAGAGATAGTCTGTTTCGTCCTATACTTCCCGCCTTTTCTATTTTCTGAAAGGTGGTGAGCTTTTTTGAATCTTAATATAGAGGAAAAGCAAGAGACAGTGGACTTCACCAGCATGGAACGTAAGGCTGTAGAACAATGTTATGCCTGGTACGAACCCGACAAGAACGCTAAACATTTTTACATTGAGGAAATGAAAGAAATGTATAAGCTGTACATCGGGGAACATTGGGACTTGATTGGTCCCGGCGGCAGGGTACTAAGAACCCCGCAACAGCAGCAGAACCGTCCAAATTCCGTGGAGAATGTGACCTTTTCCCTAGTTGAAGGTACTGCCTCTGAATTTGCCCAAGATACCGAATTATTGGATTATCCGGTAGAACCGGGGGACGAAGAGGCTGCAAATGTAATGACTAACCTAAAGAAATTTATCTTTTACAAGAACCGCCATCCCAAGGAAAGGATAAAATTTCTGCGTTACTTTTTTCTTTATGGTACCGGTATTTGGCATACCTACTGGGACCCGGACTGGAAAGGAGGGAAAGGACCTAACCGATGGATAGGAGATATTCGCTGGAGAGCATTACACCCAATGGCATTAGTTCCTGATGCCCGGTGCAAGGAGGACATTAACGAGGGAAATCGTTGTCACAAAGTAACCTGGCATACCATTGAAAGCGTGAAGGAAAGATACCCGGATAAAGCGGGTATTCTTCAGGACCAAACCATGGAGGAGGACGACGTTCTAGGCGTTGACGTATTCGACGACGAAGGTTTTACCGATAGCGAATACCGGCAGAACCAGATACCGGTCATAGAAACCTGGTATATCGGAAAACCCCTTATCCCTGAAGAAGGCGAAGAAGAAACCGGGGAGATAGGACTTCATGTGATTTGGTGGGCAGGAGAAAGCCAAAGGATTTACCTGAAACACGTCAATTACATTTACTTTGAACCGGGAGAAACCCCTGCATTCCCCTTTATCGTTGCCCAATGCTACCCACGGGAAAATAGTATTTGGGGATTTGGCGAGGCGTATTTCCTCAAGAACCCGCAAATAGTCCGCAATAAAACTGCCGAAATAATTATGGAGGGGCATTTACACCATGCCTTGGGGCAAACATGGTATGAAGATAATGCCCTAACCCCTAAACAGCAGAAGACAGTACAGGAGAAGGGCACATTACCCGGTATGTGGTTTGGGGTGAAGAGTATAGCCGGAATTAAGCGGGAATACGGGCAGGGAGTACCAGCCAGTCTGCAAAGCGAAATGAACCGGATACAATCTGTCATGGAGTCCATTATCGGGAGATTTGATATTTCCCAGGGCAGAACACCGGGGAGTGTAACCGCTTTCAAAGCTATTGCTGAATTGTCGGCAAGGGCGCAGGTGCGGTTAAGAATCAAAGAGATGGCTATTACCGACAGCTACGAAAAGGCGGGAACATACACCAACCGGCTTATAGCTGAGAACTACACCGAGCAGAGGAAATTCCGAATCATGGGGGACGATGGACATACTTACGGCACATATCGCCAGGAGGATATGCTGAAGGTTTATGACCAAGGAACGGGCGAAGTAATGCCGTTCAATCAGGTTAATCCCGAAACATTAAACCCTGAAACCCACGAGGTTTATTTTCCTGACTTTGATAGCTATTGCCGGACTTCTAGCGTACAACCTGCTGACAGGTTCTACAATATCGAGATAGCCAAAGAACTGCTACAGATGGGGATTATTGACGTTATTACATTCCTTAAGGTAATGGATATCGGTAAATTCCCGCCAATTGAGGAAATGCAGCAGCAGATAGAGCAGCAACAGGCACAGCAACAGCAACAAATGTTAGCACAACAGGCTATGCGGCAAGGTAGTGGTAGGGCTATGCAACCGCAAGAACAACCACCCATGCCGGAGCAGGAGGCTCAATCCAGACAGCTATTAGAATTTGCCCAATACTTAGAGCAGAACCGACCTGACTTAATGGAGGCTATTAGGCAATTACCCGAAGGTCAAAGGGAAATGGCATTGATGGAACTCATGCAACAGCTTACGCAGGAGGCACAAGGTGGACAACAGCAGGCAGCACCGTTGCCACAACAACCAGAACGGGATATAGAGTCCGAGGCTGAAATACTCGCGGACACTATAATTAACCTGTTACCACAGGAGGTACAGGCATATTTAGCCAGTTTACCGCCTGAACAAAGATATGCCGAAATACAATCAATCCTGCAGATGTTAGCTGAGAGGGGAATATTGCAGGAGGCGATGGGGGGTGTCCAGGGGCTAATTTAAGGGGTGTATCTGTCGCTCGAAGGGGTATCCATTAGGGTACTTCTTTTTTCATGCCCAAAACGTGCTGAAGGCTTAAAAAGCTGCAAGGAAATTATAGGCTGACGGGCCTTAAAACACGGGAGGTAGATATTAATGTTAATTGATTTGTTTGGTTTTAATTGGCAGCCTTATTTAATGCCCGATACCGGCGTTACTGATGGTGATGACGGTACTGTTGACGATGACCTGGACGAAATAGACCCGGACGAACTTAAAAACCTTCTCGAAAACGACGACTCCGAGGAAGACACCAACCCGGAAGAAGTCGAGGAAGAAACTAAAGAGGAGGAAGAAGAGCCTCCTAAGTCCGAAACAAAGCTATTTACCCAGGAGGACATTGACCGTATTATCGGGGAGAGGTTAGCCAGGGAAAGGCGTATCCAGGAAGAACGTGCCATACAAGAGGCAGAGGCAAAGAAACAAGAACAGGAAATGAATAGGTGGTGGGGAAACCGGCAACAGGAGCAAATAAAGCGTTGGACTGATTTGGGTTATGAAGAAGAAGTTGCGGTTAATTTAGCCAGAGAGGACGTAGCCAGAGAATACCGGTTATGGCAGGCTGAGGAACGGCTGAGACAGTATGAAGTCCAACAGCAGCAGAGAAGTAAAACCACCCAGTACATGACTGACCGCAACGAATATATAGCCAAAAACCCCTTGGCTGCGAAGTATATTCAAGAGATTGATGACTTTGCCCAGAATGGCTCAGTTTTGGATTTCCAAACTGCCATGAAGTTTGTTCTGGGAGACAAGCTGATAGCTGGAGATTTACTGGATAGCATTAAAACCACGACAGAGCAAAAGACACTCGCTAACGTAAGTAAACGCAGCAAAATGAGTGTTGAGAAAGGCGGTTCTGCCGCTACTGCCGGAGCAGGCAGCTTAAACAAAAGCGAAATTGCTATGGCTAAAAGGTTGGGCATATCGCCTAAAGAATATGCCAAAAACAAATAAACGAGAGGTGATTGAATAATGGCTTACACCGCAAGTAGAACTACCAACGGTTTTGAACTGATTGGTAACTTACTGAATGTTACCGACAACGGGAGAGAATACGAGCTTACTCCTAATACTGCCTTTAGTAAAGGCGACATGGTGGTACTCACAGATGGCAAGGTAGCAAAGGCCGCCGCTAATGCTGCCAATGTACTGGGTGTTATGGCAGAAAGCATTACTGCTGCTGATAACCCCACTGCCGGGATAACCTATGGCAAGGTATACGATAATCCGTTTAATATTTATCGTTGTTCCTTTGCTGACCAGACCGACAGCACGGCTACCGGGGGCACCACTACCACCCTTATTGATACTGGCCTGGCTACTTCTGACAATGATTACTGGAATGGAGCCTTGCTTTATGTCTATGCCGGTACCAACGCCGGGTGTATCCGTACTGTAACCGACTATGTGGGCTCAACCGATACCCTGCATTTCCAGGCCATGCCTGCGGCCTGCGACACTACAACCAAGTATATTATTCTGGGTGCTGCTTCTGCTGCCAGTGACAGCATTAATGTGGGTTCTGTTGGCGTTAATCTGAAAGACGAAAACACCATTGATGCCAATGCAACCATTGCAAATGAGGCTGGCCCGCTGGCCGTGCTGGGCATCAACCCGGCTAACCTGACCATGGATGTAGTTGTCCGCAAACACCGGTTTAACGGTATATAAACTGGCTAATTAAACCAATAAGCACCCAAACGAAAGCCCTGTAATCGGGGCTTAATTTATTTTCTGGGAGGGATAAGAAAATGTCAATTAAAAGTGATAACTGGGCAGAACTCTTAACCCCTGGGTTAAGGGCAATATTTAGACAACACCAGCGGGAAATGAAGGACTATATCCCGCTAATTTTTAACGTGGAGACTTCCACCAAGGCGTTCGAGCAATTCCTGGGGACTGGTGAACTGGGGATTATGGACGAATGGGAAGGCAAGGTAAGCTATGAGGACTTCGATAAAGGGTTCAAAGCTATCTTCACCCACAAGAAATACTCCAAAGGTATGCAACTGGAAAGAGAACTGGTTGACGACGACCAGTATGCGGAGATTAAGAGAAAGACTAGGAGTCTTTCCCGTGTAGTCTATTACACCCGGCAGATTCACGCTGCTAGCGTATTTAATAACGCCTTTAATGGCGGTTTTGTTGGCCCGGACGGTAAGCCTTTATGTGCTACCGACCACCCCAAAATGCCGGGTAGTTCTGCTACTTTCAGCAACATGGGAATACTGGAACTGACCGCTGATAACGTGGAGGCTACCAGAACCAACGCGCTGCAATGGACAGACGACAAGGATAATAAAATCCTTACTCAGTTGGATACCCTGGTTGTACCTTCCGCACTTCGGAAGAAAGCTATGATTATTGCCGAAACCGATGAAGAGCCCGATACCACCGAACACGGCATCAACGTATGGAAGGGCAATCTGAAGGTCATTGAGTGGCCGTTCCTGACTAATGCTAAAGCGTGGTTTATGATTGACTCCGCACGGGCAAAGGAAGAACTGCTGTGGTTTGATAGACGGAAACCGGACTTTGCCAACCAGGTAGACTTCGATACTGAAATTGCGAAGTACAAGGTTATTGGCCGTTGGAGCTACGGGTATTTAAGTCCGCTGTGGATTTACGGAAACCTTGCTGCTTAGGTCAATAAATTAAATGGGCAGGCGTAAAAACCTGCCCAATACCTTATTTAAGGAGGTAATAATAATGTCGTGGAACCATTTTAGAAAAGGCAAATTAGCTGGTGCGTTGGGCTTATGGGTAGGTGATGTAGGCTCTGAAGTGCAGGTTGCAGGACCTACCGGACAGCTTTATCAATCTGGTACTGCTTTAACCGGTACGGGTGTAGACCTTAACAGAGGGGCACTTAAAAAGGTTACTGGCGCGCTTGCTGCTAAAGATACTGCCGGGGGTGTATTCTCGTGGGCTAATCCCGAAGCAGGGGATATAATCGTTGAACACGTTGCATTAGTGGTAACTACCAAAGCCACTGGTGCGTGTTCTATTAATGTTGGTACAACCGCAACCTCCGCAACTACTTCAAGTGACAATCTGATTGACGGTAAAGATGTTAATGCTGCTGCTGGGACATTTACCAACCTTGAATCTGCAGGGACTAATGGTAAATCTGCCCAAAGACTTGCATCTGGCAAATGGGTGACTGCTTCTGTTGACACAGGTGGCGCAAGTGCTGGATTGGTCGGCACTTACGAAATTTACTACCGGGTTTTATAAACAACAGGGGAGGCTTAACCGCCTCCCTTTACCTTTACCGGTCTATATCCAATGCGCAAGGATAGAGGCTGAATTTGATTAAGGAAGTGATTAACCAATGAGTTTAATAAACATGGAGCCGAGAGAAAAGGTACTGCATAGCGGAGCAACGGCTACTGGAAACGGCGAAATATTGGAACTAAACAGTGAGTTTGGTGGGTTATCAGTACAGATTTCCGGCATTACAAGTGCAACCATAACTTTTGAAGGCACGGTTGACGGGAATTGGGTAGAACAAAGGGCGGTAAACAAAACTACCGGAGCAGTAGCCACAACTGCAACAGCAGACGGTATCTATCTATTTGACGTGGTAGGAATACGCAAGTTCAGGGCAAGAATATCTGCCTATGTTTCGGGTACTATCAAGGTGACAGCTAATGCGGTGTTGGTTGTACCGCATATACCGGAACTTAATGTGGCTGGTGCTATTCCGGCAGGGACAAATGTCGTTGGTAAGGTGGGGATAGACCAGACGGCCAATGGTGTGCAACTTACTGACGGTACTAATACCGCAGCAATCCTGGCAAACGGTAAGGTTCCGGTAGACTTGACCTTAACTGGTGATACTACCCTGGCGGCCAATGTTGCAATACAAGACGGGACAGACCCGGCTAAAAAAGTAACCGTTCAAAACGGGGCAATCCTTACTCAGCTATCGGGAAGAATAGCTGAGATAAC